GATAATTTGAATGAGTTCACGACAGAATGGGCAAAAGATTCTGATGAGTATGTTGCATCACTTAAGAAAATCGAGGATGCAAACAATAAAGTATCACCACCCAAACCACAGGAAAAAGTAAACAGGACAGTGGTGGAAAGTTATTCTGGCCAATTGTTGGCCGAAAAACAATTGTATAAAGCATATAAAGATCGAGCAGATTTAAATTTAGAAATTCTTTCACAAAAAGAAAAAGACAAAACATTAACAAAAAATGAAAAAGAAATGCAAGATGCCATCAATCAAGTATTGAATGAGCAACAAAGGACAATTGACGAAATCGACAAAAAGAAAAATTTAATTGATAAAAATAAGCCAGGTGCTGCACAAATGGAAGCCGAATTGGATCGGCAAAAAACACTGGTTCAAGTATCAACTGATTTTTATGTTGGCCAAACCAAAAAAGTGGTAGCAGCCAATCAAGAAGCCAGGACAAAATTCAGCACTGGATGGGATGAGGCATTCAGGCAATATCAAGAAAACTCAGAGACAATGGCCGATGTTGGCAAAAAGACATTCAATACAATCGTGGATTCAATGTCCAGTGCATTGAGCAATTTTGTCAAAACAGGCAAATTGAATTTTGCTGATTTGGCTCGCAGCATGATTGCTGATTTGATTCAAATTCAAATTAAAGCTCAAGCCACTCAATTATTCAGTGGATTATTTGCTGGTTTCCCTGGCACATCGAGTGGCCCAGCTCCAGTGGTCGATATGTCCAATGCAGCCACATTGACTGGCCGGGCATCAGGTGGCCCATTGGCTGCTGGCCAAGCATCGATTGTGGGCGAGAATGGCCCAGAAATTATCGTGCCTCAAGGTGCATCGACTGTAATTCCAAACAATATGATCGGTGGCATGAGTGGCCAGACCACCAACGTCACCAATTACAACATCAATGCAATTGATACAAAATCGTTTGAGGATAGGCTATATGGCAGCTCTGGTGCAATTTGGGCAGCTAACCAATATGCCACCAAAAACATTGCGACAACGAGGAGCAGAACATAATGGCTGGCTTTCAAAACATTGTTGATATTCAACAAAAGATGACAGTGAACAATCGGAGAACAGTCGGCCAGCAAGTATCCAGATCAGGCCAAATGACTGTTGCCCAATATTTAACATCAGTGCCATGGGTTTTTACAATAGTTCCACATAATTTTTTGTACTATCCACAGGTCAGAGATATTATCCAAGCCATTGATAATTTGGATCGGCAGCTGCCCGATTACATTACATTTGCATCGAGCCAGTTATCATGGTTCACGCAAAACCAAGGAACGGCCACAGTGGCCAGTTTAAGTGGCACACCAACACCCAACAGCCAAACAATCAATTTAACCTCAAATGGCACTTATAAGGCTGGCGATTTTATATCCATCAATGGTTATGTTTACAAGATTACCAATGATTCAACTGGATCTGTTATTTATATCAACAGGCCATTGATCGGATCACCAACATCGGCTGCACCAGTTCTTTTGGGCAATGCGTGTTCGTTTTATGTGGTGGCCGAGCAATGTCCCACCTACACATTAAACCCAATGACCAATGGTGCATTTGTTGAATGGTCTGGGCCTTTTGTATTTCGTGAATACATCACAGGATAATTATGTCAACAGCAATTGCAGCACTTGGATCCAGCTCAATTCGATATGCTGAATTTGTCGAATTAATTGTCACCACTTATGCTGGCAATTTTGTGGTGGGCGATACTTATACTATTTTTGTTGTTGGCACAACTAATTTCACAGCCATCGGTGCATCATCCAATACAGTCGGAGTGACATTCACGGCCACTGGCGTGGGATCAGGAACAGGCAAAGCGCAGCAGATATTTACATTCTGTAATGCAGCGTCTGATATTACAGTGAATGGTATTGTATTTGGTGGACTTGGCGGTTATCTTGGGATCACTGAAATTCAGCAAGATATGAAATCCACCAGCAATGACCTCAAATTGACATTGACTGGCCTGAATCCAATTTATATTTCGACAGTGCTTTCATCGAGCATGAAGGGCAGCAACATCAAGATTTGGCGAGGATTTCTCGATACAAACAATCAATTGCTTACCCTTGGCGGTGTGCAGCAGTTTTTCCAGAGATATCAAGGGATTGTCAATAATATTTCTATCAACGAAATTTTTGATGATAAAAAAAGGGACAGGACTGCCACTTGCATTATTTCATCGGCATCGATGCGATTGGTATTGGATTCAAGATTGGCTGGAATTAAAACCAATCCATCGAGCTGGAGGTTCTTATATCCTAACGATACCAGCATGGATCGAGTGCCAGTGATTGCATCGACTTATTTTAATTTTGGCCAAAACCCAACACCAGGCTCGGCCACCAAGGTGGTCGGATCAACGCAACAAGTTCCAGCTGCACTGGTTAAATTTTCCAATTAAGGCATCGATATGAGTGGCTTAAATTCATTTTTTAGCACAGTTTTTACAGCTGCTGCATTTATTGCCACAGCGTATTTCACGCAAGGAATGTCGCTGGCCTATCAAATGGCAGCCACATTTGCAGTGTCAATTGTGGCATCAAGGATATTTGCACCCAATGTGCCACAGGCCCAGCAAAACAATGTTAGGCAGCAAGTACCACCAGATCCAACAGCTGGCATTCCATTGGTTTATGGTGATGCCTATACAGGCGGTCGATTTGCCGATGCAGTGCTAACCACTGATCAAAAGTCAATGTATTATGTTTTGGTGATTTCAAATATCAGCCCAAATGGTGCATTTAGTTTTGATTTCACCAAATTTTATTATCAAGATCAAATCATTACATTTGACACATCAGACCCCACCAAAGTGATCAGTTTGACCGATGGTGCTGGTAATGTCGATACTTCAATTTCAGATCATTTATACATTCATTGCTATACATCATCAGCAACTGGCACGATCACCCCAGCTAATGGTACGACCATGCCCTATGATGTGATATCCACAGCCAATGGCGCACCATCAGGTCAGCAATGGGCAACGACCAATCGGCAAATGAATGGTTTGGCATTTGCCATTGTGCAACTGGTCTATAACAACAATTCACCTGGTACGACCTCATTGCAGCCAGTGACATTCCATGTCAGCCATTATTTGAATGGCACTGGATGTGCCAAGCCTGGTGATGTTTGGTATGACTACATCACCAATTCAGTCTATGGCGGTGCAGTCGATCCATCATTTGTCAGCTCTGCATCAGCCACTGCATTGAATACTTATTCAGACGAATTGATTACCTATACACCATCAGGTGGTGGCACATCAACCACACCCAGATACCGATTCAATGGCGTTTTAGATACTGGCCAAACAGTATTGGCCAACATCGATATTATGATGACTTGCTGCGACAGCTGGCAGTCTTACCAAGCAGCCACTGGTTTGTGGTCAGTATCGATAAATCAAACCATCAGCCCATCATTTTCATTCGATGACAACAATATCATTGGCTCGATATCCACTGGCGAGCTGGATATCACGCAAATGGTCAATCAGATCGAGGCCAAATTCAATGATTCCACAAACAGGGATCAGCCAGGTTATGTGAATTTACAAACACCAGCAAATTTGGTTTATCAAAATGAGCCAGTCAATAAATTTACTATTTCATATGATTTGATCAATTCAAGCGTGACAGCTCAATACTTGGCCAATCGGACACTTGAGCAAAATCGACTTGATTTGATCATCAGTTTTGCAACCAATTACACTGGAATTCAGGTCAATGCTGGTGATGTGGTCACAGTGACCAATTCCTACTATGGCTGGACAAATAAGCAATTCAGAGTGATGCAAGTCAAAGAGGCATCATTGCCCGATGGTACTCTTGGCGCATCATTGCAACTGATTGATTATGATGCCAATGTTTATGCTACTGGCGATATTACCCAGTACACACCAACACCCAATTCGGGATTGGCATCACCAAATTATTTCAGCGCATTGGCTGCACCCACTATTTCAGCGCACCGAGAGACTGCATCAATTCCCAGTTTTGATGTGCAAGTGTATGTGCCAATGGTGGGCAGAGTGACCACTGGCACATTGTTTTACACCACAGTATCCACACCATCGGCAAGTGATTGGCAGACTTGGGCTACTTACACAAACACCAGTAATCAGCCAGTTTTAAATAATACTTATTTCACATTTGCCGATGTGGTTTTACCAGCTGCCACATATTATTTTGCTTATACGGCCAGCAACGAAAAAACATCGACTCCATTGAGTCCAATATCCACAGGATTCACCTGGGCACCCACAGGAATGTCGGGAGCCAGTGGAGCGTCTGGAGCATCAGGGTATAGTGGATTTTCTGGATATTCAGGCACTGGATCGACTGGCCAAAATGGTTTGACTGCCATTACTGCATACAAGCTACAAAGCCAATCGGCATCAACTCCAACATATTCAACACCAACATCGGGAGCGACTGCACCAAGTGGCTGGACATTGACTGCACCAACGGCCACAGTTGGCCAAGTAATTTGGTATTTGATGGGCCAATACAATTCCAATGGCAGCTCTTATGGTGGAGTACCAGCCAATTCAACGGCATGGACTGGGCCAGTGGCTGCATCAATATTTCAAGATATTAGATCAGACAATTGGAATGGATCAACACCACCGACTTATGGCACTCCATCCACATATGGAACGACTGGTTACTACATTTCACAATCCACTGGAAACGTATATTTCAATAATGGCGTTTTCCGAGGTGATATCAATACAGCTGGCCAAGGTATATTTAATGGTGCCACAGCTGTTGGCACAAATACATTTGCATTGATTGCCAATCAAGGTGGTGGTGCATATGGTGGAATTGTAGGATACGCACAAAATAGCAGCACAATTTTGGCTCCAGCCATTTATGGCATTGCCAACAATAACAATGTTGCTGGATTATTTAATGCTACTGGTTCAAGTGCGGTGGGAATACAAGCCAATTCCCAAGGCAGCAACCCGACCATTGAAGCATATTCAACTGGCACAGGAGCTGGTGTTTATGGATCTGGATCAACCAATGGAGTTTATTCAGCTGGGCCATTTGGCACATCTAGTTCAGCATTTGTCAATAATTTGTATTCTCAATATACTCAAAATTTAGTTGGCCAAGGTAGTGGCACATTGCTTTATTTTCAAACTGGGCCAACCACTGGATCCAGTACAGCGACATTTAATCCAGCAAATAAACCAGGCACTACCAGTGGCAGCAATACTTGGATTGAAGTTATCATCAACGGATCATCTTATCAAATACCAGTTTGGGCATCATAATGAGCAGAACAATCACAATTCCATCGACCTCAGTCACTGAGGATATCAACGACATTCAAGAGATACCAGGCGTTTGCGTCAGGTTTTTGGTGGGCAATAAGGATTCCAATGGGAATTGGATTCTTGGCCAAAATATGCAAACATTTGTTGTCAATGGTGATGATTACAAAGAATTGAATGGCCCAGCCACTACATGGGCACCAGATAAGCCAACAGGCACATACAGAAATGATGATTTGTGGCATTATGTGGATTTACAAAGAGCCAAAACCTAGTAAAATAACCACAAAACAAAACAAGACATTCGTGCCCAGTGAGGACATTGGGAGCGTCATTACTCAGTAGAGGAATCAAATGGCTGTTTTTAATAAAAATTCATTGACTCAAGTCAGTGGATTTGACAACCCAATATTGTCTGGCGAATTGGTCTGGGAGCAAAAAGCATTCTGGAACATTTTTATGACCAATGATGCTGGCATTCTGCCTTTGACTGGTGCCACCATCGATGCCCAGATCATTCGCAGAGTTTTAACCAATGTGATTGACACCAGAAATGGCCTCACATTCACCATTGGCGATTACACACCAACACCCACACCCATCACTCTAACAGTCACCAATATCAATTACACAGGTGGCTCATTTACATTGGTAATGGATGACAGCTCTTGGGGGCTAATGGCCACTGATCCAGGCTTGGACATTGCCGACCCCAATGGCATTGGCTACTCTGGCCGAATCAAGATCAGTTATCCAGCAAGTGGCTCGACCCCAGCAGAAGACATCATTATATTTTTGTTCTTTATTGTGCGGTCTGATGGCATTGTGGTGGAGTAATAATGAGCACCAAAGTCACAGTCATCAATGACAACAATGTCAGCATTAATGTCACTCCACCAGCTGCACAGATCATCAATGTAAACCGATCAGCATTTGGCAATTCTGGATTCAGTGGCCAATCGGGTTATTCTGGATTTTCAGGATTCAGTGGCCAAGCTGGTGGCGAAAGTGGCCATAGCGGTTACTCTGGATATTCGGGCTATTCTGGTTATAGTGGCCAAATTGGTGCCAGCGGTTATTCCGGCCAATCGGGGTTCAGTGGATATTCTGGCCAATCAGGATTCAGCGGATCTGGCGTGTCTGGATATTCTGGATTCAGTGGCTACTCTGGATCAGGCATTTCGGGATTTTCAGGATTCAGTGGTGCCCAAGGTGCATCGGGTATTTCTGGCTATTCAGGATTCAGCGGTATTGGCACATCAGGATATAGTGGTATATCAGGATTTAGTGGATATTCTGGTCAATCAGGATTTAGCGGATCTGGTGTCAGTGGATATTCTGGTTATTCTGGTGCCCAGGGGATATCAGGATTTAGTGGCATTTCTGGATATAGTGGCCAAGTCGGTGCCAGTGGATTTAGTGGATTCAGCGGTGCTACTGGCGCAGCTGGTGCATCAGGCACATCGGGATACAGTGGCTATTCTGGGTCAGGAATTTCGGGGTATAGCGGTTTTTCTGGCTACTCTGGCCAGCAAGGTACATCGATCAATATTAAAGGCTCAGTGGCCAATCCAGCTGCCTTGCCACCGACTGGGAACAATCCCAATGATGCCTACATTGTCGATTCAAATGGTGATCTATACATTTGGACTGGCACTGCATGGAATAATGTTGGCCAAATAGTTGGCCCAGCTGGCCAATCGGGAATTTCTGGATACAGTGGCTATTCAGGATCAGGCACATCAGGATACAGTGGTTATTCTGGCATTTCTGGTTATTCTGGATCTGGCATTTCTGGATTTAGCGGATACAGTGGTGCCCAAGGTGCATCGGGTATTTCTGGTTATTCTGGATTCAGTGGCTACTCTGGATCAGGGATCAGTGGCTATTCTGGATATTCAGGATACAGTGGTTCTGGCGTGTCTGGATATTCTGGCTACTCTGGTGCCCAAGGCATATCAGGGTTCAGCGGTATATCTGGTTTTAGCGGTATATCTGGATATTCTGGCTCTGGCGTGTCTGGATTTTCAGGATTCAGCGGATACTCTGGATCAGGAATTTCGGGATACTCTGGCTATTCTGGTGCCCAAGGGACATCAGGATACAGCGGAATTTCTGGATATAGTGGCTACTCAGGCACACCAGGCGTGGGTGGCACGATTGGTTATTACGGCAATTTCTATTCGACTGCCACTCAAACCAATCCAGTGGCTAGTACGGCCAATGCAATGACATTGAACACCACAGTGCAAGCCAGTGGCGTTTCAATTGCATCCAGCTCACAAATTACATTTGCCAATGCTGGATATTATTTGATTGAGTTTGCTGCACAATTTACCAGCTCTAGCGGATCAAATACTGTTATCGATGTTTGGATTTCAAAGAATGGCACCAATGTCACAGGCACCGATCAGCAAGTCCAATTGACTGGTGGATCTGGTGCATTGACAGTCGCATCATGGAATTATTTGGTCAATCCAAGTGCCAATGATTATTATGTGATTTATTGGTCTGCACCAAGCACATCAGTATCCATGGTTTATCAGGCAGCCACCACATCACCGACAAGGCCATCCAGCCCAAGCGTGAATGTGAATGTCACTCAAGTGATGTATACCCAAAGTGGATACAGTGGCACATCGGGATACAGTGGATA